CTAATAGTAAGCAATGTTATACTTTAATTTTATACAAAATTTAAAATTCAATGCACGAAATTAAAATATACGGTGAGATAATTCCTTTCGAAGAGCAATGGATAATTGACCAAGGAGGATTTTATAACTTGTCAACACTTCAGCAGTCTTTGAAAGAAGCTAAAGGAAAAGATATTAAAGTTCGTATTCGTTCTTTTGGTGGCGATGTTGAAACAGGATTTACGATGTACAATGAGTTACGTAGATATGCTAAGGACAACAAAGCAAAGGTTACAACATTAGGAGAGGGTCAAGTTGCTTCAATTGCAACGGCTATTTTTCTTGCAGGAGACGAAAGAATTTTAACAGGACATACCGAACCATTCGTTCATAATGCATGGACTTATTCGAAAGGGGATTCAAAAACATTGATTCGTGTTGCTGCTGAATTAGAAAAATGTAACAACATGATTGCGGATCATTATGCATTACATACTGATTTAACACGTGATGAAGCTTTAGAGTTGATGAATAACGACACTTCAATCACGGCAGAGGAAGCGGTTACAATTCGTTTTGCAACTTCGATTGAAGAAGTTTTAAGACCATTAGCATTAAAAAGATTTAGTACTAACAATAAATTAAATACAATGAGTAATAAAACAAAAAGATTAACATTCTATGCTAAGAAAACGCTAGGAATGGTTTCTAACAAATTGGTAGTTACTGCCGACGGTAAAGATTTAGATTTTTACGAATTAGAAGATGATGCCGTAATTAAAGTAGGTGATAAAGCTTACTGCGACGGTATTGATGCCGATGGTAGTTTTATTATGCCTGATGGAGAAACTTATGTTTTCGTTGCAGGCGAGCTAACAGAAATTCAATCTGAAGATGCACCAGATACAAATGAAGATCTAGCAGAAGCAGAGACAACAATTGTTGCATTAACTGAAAAAGTAAACGAGCTTATTAATACTGTTTCAGAACTACAGGCAAGCAATAGTGCTAAAGATGTTTTGATTGCAGGATATAAAGCAAGTTCAAAACCTACTCCGAATGCAAGCAAGCCAAATCCTGCACCAACAACTCCTGTACAAGAGCCTTCCAAAGCGTCCGCAGCAGTTGCAAATTTAAATAAAAACGTAATAAAAAAATAAAAAATGGCAATTACAACAAATTTTAATACAGCGGTTCTAGCCTTGGTTGATGACCTTGTAACTGCTGACAACATCGATATTTCAAAAGCAATTTACACTAGCACTTTCGAGGTCGGAGATATTGCTGAAGGACATCAAATCGTAACTGGTATTCGACCAGGTGCATTAATTCCTATATTGGATAATGCTCCTAATTACGGAGCTTTCCCTGTAAAAGCAACGAATAACTGTAGTATTCCCGCATGTGATTTAGATTTAGGGTTTTCAACTAAAGCATGGCAAACCGCTATGATTGCATGTAAAATTCCAATTTGTATCAATTCATTTGATGAAAACTTTTTGCTTTTTTGGAATCAACACAAACGTATTTTTGGAGATGCTGATTTAAACAGCTCTTTGATGCAATACATTGTAGACTTGTTTCAAAAAAACTTACAGGCTGCAATATGGAGACGTGTTTGGTTTGCCGATTCAGCAAGTACAAACGACTACCTTGAAGGTGCAGACGGTATTTTTACACAAGCCGAAGCAATGGATGGTTACAAAATTGAAGTTGCTGAAAACGTTGCAGGAACTGGTTTAACAGGTGCAGCTTTGTATGCTTACTTGACTGAAGCTTACGAACACGCTTCTTTACAGCCGTGGTGGAATCCTGCAACAGCAAGAATGGAAATGACTCAGGCAATGGCTGCGGTTTTAGTTTCTTGGTTAAACTCAATGGGAGATAGAACAGGAATCAATTGCGAATGTTATTCTGCTGATGGGTTAACTGCTCAAAGAACTTATTCAGTTGATGGGACGTTAAAAATATTCGGAATCACTGTTCATGTTCATAGAGAGTTTGACGGTGTTATTAATGCTTTTTCATTGGGTAATCCTTACAGAGCGTTATTGACAAATGATACAAACATCTTAATCGGTACAACTGAATTAGATCAATTACCTGCGTTCAAAATTTGGTATTCTGAAGATGATGACCAAATTTACATCAAAGGTGGTGCAAACGTAGGATCTGCATTAGTTACAAATCAATACGTTTACATTGGTGCTGAAACAGCTTCGCCAAGTGTTTAATCTTTAAAAATAAAATAAAATGGCAGTAGCAAGTATATGCGGTACATTGAAAAACGGTCAGGATGCAAGTTGTGTTGCTCCTGCCCGTAGATTTTACCAACAGGCGGTTATTATTAACAAATCGGATATTGACCCTACATCGGTTGTTTTAAGCGTTCCAACGGCTGACGCTCCGGAATGTTTGTATAACGTACAATTTTCCTTAAAAACAGGAGCAACAGGGTTAAGATTTACGGGGCCAGAATCAGGAAGTTCATACAAGGGGTATTTTGACAAGACTAATTCTGACTTAGGTTTTTCTCAATATGTGCATAACGCACAAATCCTTGTAGTTGGTTCAACTGAAGAAGCAAAATGTATTTTGGACTCTCTGAGTAAAGGTAAATATGTTGTTGCTTTTCAATTTACTGATGGAACAGTTGAAATATATGGCTTCCAAAACGGCTTGACAGCAGGAGATTTTACATACGACGTACAAGAAGGTGGTGGAGGTACGGCGATAGTGCTTTCTTCTTTGGAAACAGCACCTGAAAACTACGTTCCTTTAGTTTACAAATCTTTAGTAGTAGATGGAGAAAATGCAGATTTCGATTCTAATTTCGATAATGGTGCGCCAAGTGTTTAATTATGACAATTGATGAATTTATATTATTAGATAAAGCTAAGGTTAGAAGAGATTCTAACCTTATGTATTTATATTTGGAATTTTTCAAAGAAGCTTTTGGAAGAGTGCCGAATTGTGCCGGATGTTCATTTGGTACAGATTGGCAAAAATTAGTATCTTTATATTCAAAAAAATCGGTAACTTTACAAAAAGTAAATCCTATGAAAACTATACAGATTAAAAAAATACAGGGTAAAATTTTAACGTATAAAAAAGATGGTAGAACATACCGTCAATACGACAATATTTTAACTGATGAATTTATCAAAGAATTTATTGTTTCGGGTACTGAAGAAGAAAATAAAGAGCGTGTAAAAATGTTTAATTTTCCAACAATACAAACGGAAAGTATTGTTGTTGAAGAAGAAATTAACAACGCTGTTAAAGAAGTTGTTGATGGATTTGAAGTTAAGCCATCATATACAGGCAAAAAACGTGGCCCTAAAAAACGTAAATAATGGATAGTCCAAAAAATATTGTTGGTAAATTTAGAGCGAAGTTCGTAGAGCTTTATCGTAGATTTACTCCATTAGCGGAAAGCAAGGACGAATCTATTTATTACAATGGAGATAATAATCTTTATCCAAATGAGATTGAATTAGCTATCTTAAATAGTCCTTCCGGTAAATCAGCATCAAGAATTTTTGCAAAATATATTTCAGGCAAGGGAGTCGTGACAGATGAAGTTGTTAATCCTGATAAAAATTATAAGTTATCAAAAATTGTTAAAATGTCCGCAACAGATGTTTCAAGACAAAACGGTACATTCTTTCATATCGGACAACGTTTGGAAGAAGCGGTTTTAAAACCTACGATTGATGTCTTAGAATACACAAAAACAAGAATAGGAAAAGAAGATGATAACGAACATGTTTCAAAGTATTGGTTAAAGGATTGTTCTATTGAAAAGAAATCTTATTTAAGTAATAAGAAGAAAGATGAATCGTATTGGTATTATGCATTTAATAATGATCCTGAAGTAATTATGCAACAGATACGCAACGATTATAAAGAATCAGGTGGGGAAGATGAAAATGCAGAATTAGCAGAAATACTGCCTTATTACAGGGGTCAGGTTTATTACATGAACTTAACACCGGAATTTAAATATGCTCTTTCTCCTTTTGACGCTTGCTACAATGATTTAGATAGTGAATACAGGGTTTCAATGTTTACTAATAGAAATGTTAGAACCGGATTCTTAGGAAAAACTTATGTTGTAACATCTGGTTTAGATACTGAAGATGAAAAAGCAGTAAATGAAGATATTGCGAAATGGCTAGGTTCTGAAAATATAGGTGGTACTTATCACTTGTCATTGGAAGCTGGAGCAGAAGTTGACAAAGTTTTTAAAGTTGGGCAAATAAAAGCCGAATACGATGACAAATTGTTTTCAGAAACCAAAACAACACTAAGAGATAATATTTATTCTCAGGCAAATAACGTTCCTGCTCAATTTGTAAAAGCTGACACTTCAATTTTTGGTACTCAATCAGAAACTTACATCGAAATGAAGAAATTCTATACAGAGCAGACACAAGACGAGCGTAAAGAAATTGAGGACACGTTAACTTATTTAGGATTCCCTTGTAAAATTATTCCAATAATTGATATAAACGTAACAAATGAACCTATTATCTCCTCAATATAACTGTATCGGAATACTCGCAAAGCATTGTGATTTATCAAAACTATGTGTTGCTGAAAATGAAGCGTCAAATTTTGATTTAGCTGAATTATTTTGTGATTTTTGGGCAGAAATTGAATTGATAAATGCGGAAGTAATTGCGTATGATAATGCAGAACCAAAACCAACTCCTCCAGTTAATTATGCAGAAAAAAAACTATTGTTAGACGGTGGTAATTATACTGATTGCGGAGGTAAATTAAGACCGTTCGAAGGCATTTATAAAATAATGGCTTATTATTCGTATGCTCGGTATGTTATGCTTAATGGTTTTAACGATACCGCTACAGGATTGGTTCAAAAAACAAATGAATTTTCAATACCAATAGATCAAAAAGCCTTAAATAACTTTGCTGATAAATATCGTAACATGGGTTTAATTTCATTTGAAAGAACTCAAAGATACATTTGTCAAAATAAAACGATTTTCGATTACTCGCATTGTCCAACTGATAAATGCGGATGTGGTTCAGGTAAATGCGGAGGAACAAAAGCAAAAGGGTACGGATTCAGATCTTCAAATGTAAATAAATAATGAGTTGCGAACAATTACGAAACGGTTTAGATTTATCATGTGGTAATGTTGTAAAAAATTACTACCAGCAAGCCGTTTTGATAAATCGTGAAGATGTTTTAAATAAACAGATACTTACTTCTACAGTTTCGATAGAAGATGTTTATGAATGCCGTTACAAAGTTTTATTTAATTTAAAACCAGATTTAAAAGGGTTTTTATTTTCAATGACTGAAAACGGATCTACTATTTTTGGAACTGTTGAAAAATCAGTTGTAAACGGTATTCCTCAATATTTACACGGAGTTACTATAAATGTTTTGGGGGTAAATCAAACGGTTAAATGTACGCTTCAACAATTAGATAATGCAGATTATTTTGTGGCTTTACAATTATATGATGGCACAGTAGAAATTTATGGTTTTGAATTTGGAATGACTACAGACAATTATACTTACGATCCGCAAAATGCCAACGGTGGCGCAATAATAAAACTTAGATCTTTATCTGAAGCTTTAGAAGATGAACTTCCGTTTATTTATGAGGGCGGTGCAAATGACTTTGATAATCTTTTTGAAAATGTTGTGTTCACACCTCACGGAGATTTTAATAATGACTTTAATAACGACTTTAATAATTATTAGTAATGGCTACACCTTTATATGCTACGGTTTTAGGGCAAATTAATACTTACATTGTAGCCAATGGCAATAATAAAATAACTGCCAATGTTTTAAATCCTATTCTTAAAATAATATTAGATTTTGCAAGTAATAATATAGGGGATTTAAGTACGCTAACTACAGACGAAAAAAATAGTATAGTTGAATCTATTAATTCACTAAAACAAAACTTTGATGATTTAGTAAATAAAGGAGTTCAATTACATACAGGATATGACGATCCAAACACAACGCCTCCACCAACATATAACTACGCTGATTTTTATATGCAGTTGGATTCTGGCGATGATTCACCAATTTATTTATGGCAATGGAATGGTATAGAATGGACTACGGGAATGGTTGTTCCTGTAGAGCTCCCTAAAATACAATTTACAGCAGACGGTGTACAGGATACTTTTAGCACAGGAGTAATCGCAACAATAAAAGCAGTATTCTGGAACTCAGTATTATTGAACGATGCTGACTGGTCACAAACAGGAGCTACATTTACATTAACATTTATACCAACGGCAGGAGATTTAATTAAACCAATATAAACTATGAAAAAAATACTTTTTTTACTATTATGCACCGTAACAATGTACGGGCAAACATTGCAAAACCCAACTTTTGGAACGATAACTTCTAAAAATAATGTAGAAGATAATTCTGCAGAAAAAATTTTGGTTCAAAACTCGTTAGGAAAATTAAACTGGATTTATAAAAACAGTTTAATACCTAATAATTATACAAAAGTTGTTTACGTCAATAACAATAACCCAAACGGGGCTACTATTTTTGATTTAAACAACCCGCCTGTAACTAACGATAACCTACTAAAGTCAGATGTGAATAACCTTTATATTGGTACCGATGCTTCCACATGGGTATATAATGCTACTACGGTTAATTATGTGACAAAGACAGTCACTTCAAATACTTCTAATTTTTATTTAACAGGTACTAGCACTGATGCAGGCAACGGCAAAACAGCAAGCGTATACAGAACGGGTAAAATATCAGTGGGAGCAGACGTAAGTTCTTCTGATGCATTTACAGTAACAGGCAACAGCAAATTTATAGGAATTGCAAAAATAGGTAACAATCCTGTAGGATCTAGTCCTAACAGAATTACTCAAAATGTAGGTTCAGATAATTGGAGCATATACGGAGAGGCTGCTGTAATCGATCAAGGTAAGCTTATATTTGAAGTAGGGGATAATGGCAAGCCAATAAGCTCAAATGGTCAAGCTTTTCAATTTAGATATAACAGCGAGAGTAGCGGGGTCTTTAAAAATCCGCTAACCATAGATTATAATGATATAACAGCTTTAGCAAATGTTACAGCAACATCATTCATAAAATCTGGAGCTACAATAACAGATGCACTACTAGCGGGAGGCGGGACTTTATCTGACCCAATTGGAGGGACAGGAGCAGCAAATAACCTAAGTAAATGGACAGGATCTGGCACGCAAGGAGGATCAGATATCTTCGATAACGGGGCAGGAATAGGCTTCGGATTAGCTTCTTACGACCCTTACTTACAATCTGTTACAAATCAGTTTACGTTTGTAAATAAATTGACAAATCAAGCCACTAGATTAAATATAATAGGAAATGGGACGGGTATGCCATCGATTTCTTTTGGAATGGGAACTACACGACATTCAATTATGTCTTTGGATTCGTCAGGAAACTTTACTGTTTTTACAAATCCTGTTTCGTCAGGCTCTACGAGTAAAGAAAGGATTAAGTTATACAAAACGGGTAATTTAGTAATCCAAAATGGAGGCACTTTTACCGATAACGGGAGTATTTTACAGGTCACGGGAAATATAACAGCTACATCATACAGCGGAACAGCAACACTTACAGGAAACCCAACAGCTCCAACGCCAACGGCTGGAGATAATGATACTAGTATTGCTACTACTGCATTTGTTACGAATGCTATTGCAACGGCTAAGTCGTATAAAGTTTACACGGCTATATTATCACAAACAGGAACATCATCTCCTGTAGCTACGGTGCTTCAAAATACATTAGGAGGTACGCCTATTT